TCGCCTCAAGGGCGCCGCGCTGCTCTTCGCTTAGGCCGAGCTCGCCTCGCCGTTGCCGCGCCTCGAGGTCAGCAAGCTCGCGCTGTTGTGCTTCGGTGAGCATCGACTTCTTCGCGGCGCGCGCAGCCCCAACGCCCTGAGCGATGCCCGCCCCCGCCTTTGCTGCGCCCGCGCCGATGAGCAGCGCCGTTCCGATCGCCATGGATCACCTCAAAGGTAGTAGCCCTCGACTGCGACGCCCCAGTTGACAACGCCAACCCGGTCGATCTGCGAGTGCGTTGCGAGGCCGAACGTAACTTCACCGGCTGTTGTCTCGTGCGCGATGCAGCCCTGCTTCGCATCGTACCCGCCGTTCTGCGTGAACGTGTCATCCGCGCCGATCGGGTAGCCGCCGCCAAGGCTGAAGTCCCCGTTGCGGGTCTCTTGGGCGCGGTCTCGGTAGCCGGTGAACGCGGTCGGGATCGCGCCGATCCAAGGCGCAAGCCAGACAAGCCGGTCATCGGTCGCAACCTGGTATGTCGCGCCTGACACATCAGGCCCCGCTTCCCACTCCCACCAATAGTGAAACAGTAGCTTCATGGCGCGGCGCACATCGAGCTTGAACGCGGCGTTGGGGAGCGCGACGAACGTGTTTGCCTGCGTGCGACCCTGACCCGTCAGAAACTTCGTGGCGAAGCTCAGTCGCACATCAACGCCGCCTGCGCTCTGGCCGCCTTGGTAGCCGCTGAGACCATGCTGCAGCCCTTGGTAGGGCAACAGCTCAGGCGGTTGCAGATGCCGCGTCTGAATCCACTTGCTGTTCTCGAGGTCCCCAACAACGACCCCGTTGTGAAGGTACACGCGCAAGGCCTCGAAGTTGCCCTCCAGCGCAGCGCTCGTGAGGACCGTGTTGGCAACAAAGACGTTTGGGGGCGTGTAGGCCATCACTTCACCCGCATGAGCATGGCGTTCAAGCCGCCCGCGTTGTGGTCCAGGCTGCATGCGCCTTTCGCGTTGAGCGCGTCATCGCGCACAAGCCAGTCCGCTGCAGCGCTGTTCCACGAATGGAGCACACCGGTAAACACGACGCGCAGGCCATACACGACGACTGGAGCGACCGCGCTTCCGACGCGATGCCAGTCGCCACTAATGCCCTGCCATCCAACCTTGACCTCGAGTCGTCCGGGCATGTCGCCGTTGTCGGGCGCGCTTGCTGTCTCATTGAAGGCCGCGACAACGGTCGTTGCTCCGCAGGTCGACAACGGGTTGCCGACCTTCGTTGCGGACGGGTCCGCGCTGTTGAAGTCGCCTTGACCGGGCACATTGACGAAGTTGGCAAGCGCAACACTCGTGACGTCCCACTGTAGCCAAAACGCCCAACAGGCGACGTTCGTGGCGACGTTGACGACAGCCCCGGTCCCGATGTCCCAATCGCTGATGGTCCCCTGCCAAGGCCGCGCGCCCGTGTACACCGGTCGAACACTCAGATCCCAGTAGACGCGCAGAACATGGTCCGCATCGAGGGTCCACCCTGTCCCAAGGGCAAGCGGGGTCGCAACCCCTGCAGCGTTCCGCACGAGGAACGGTGGTTGCACGCCCGCAACTGCAGTGTCGGAGTTGAAGGCGCCGTGCTTCCAATCCGGTCGCCCGATGGTCCCGGTCGCCATCTGGGGCGCCAAGAACCGCGCTGGCGTGAAGTGCGGAAGGTCAATCGCCGCATCGCGCGTGTTGAACGCGTTGAGCGCGTTGGGCTGCGTGTAGTCGTTGAAGCGGTTGTTCAGGTTGGCCGCCGTGACGGTGTCGCCGTCCTGTACCGGCGCTCGCGTGATGCGGCTCATCTCCACCTCCCGATCGCCAGATACCGCCCGGCGTAGACATGCGCTTGCATCAAGTGCCCGCCCGCAAGGGTCACGAGCGCCGCGTCTTCGCTGGCCTCAGTGAGCTTGAACTGCAGCGCGACACTCACATCACCTGCGGGTAGCTGCAGGGCGCCGAAGACGCGACAGCGCCCATGCGAGGCCTTACCGCGTCGCTCCGCAAGGGTGACGCCGTTCACAAGGATGCGCAGCCGCACGTAGGCCGGTGAACCGGGGTAGCCGTCGTTCACGCCGCGCGCGAAGATGTTGTTGGCGTACGTGTTGCAGCCGTACTCCATGTAGAGCGAACCACCCTTGAAGCCGGGCAACGTGAACGATGGGCCGATGTTGGTCCAGTCGCCCAAGTGCACCTGAATCGTGGAGCTGATCCACGAGTTGTTGGGCACGTTCGCGTCTTGGTCGGCTGTCTGTTCACCGCCTCGACTAAGCGGGAACAGCGGGTCTTGGTACACGCGATGCAGCGCGTAGTCCTCGAGGCGGGCGGCGTTGCACCAATCCGCCGGAAGCTGCGACCGGTCAAGCGTCGTGATGCTGCTCTGACTGACAGCGAGCTCATCGTTGATCGTGTCCGGTGCGATGACGCTTTGCGCCTTCGCTTGCCGCGTGGTCCAGTGTTTCATGCGCGGACTCCCATCACGACTTGCGTTCCCTTGCTCGTGTAGCCATACTCCCATCCCACAAGGATGAGGTCTTCGTCGGTCTCGAGCTCGAAGCAGAACCAAGCGCAAGACTGATGCGCCACGCTGAAGCGCAGCGGGACCAAGCGCTCTTCTCGATATGTCGCCTGACTCAGAATCGACTTGTCGAGCGTCGCCAGCGATGCCGCGTCCGGAGGTTGCGCGAAGTACGTCCGCTCTTCGACCGGCTGCAGGCTGAAGTCCTTGTAGTGCCGCATCGTGACCTTCTGGTTGCCCGTGGTGAGCATCCAGACAGTGACGTATGCGACTTGCTTTTGCGTCTGAGGATCGCCGAACGACGTCCACGTGGAACGGTACACACTGACGGGCGTAGGCCCATCAATCAAGACGTCATCCTTCAGGACGCGACCAAGCGACCGCTTGCCAGACATCACGAACAACCCGCGTTCACTCTCAGGCGTCGTGTCCTGGTTGCCGGTGTGATGCCCGAACACGATCGCACCGCCGAAGAACGTGCTGACAGCGCCAACCGGGAAGCCCTTGCGCGTCGACCAAGGCGAAGTGTCGGGCGCAGCCTGAAGCCGGTCAACGTGGAGCACGAGGCCGGTATCCGGACGGTCGTTGCCAAGCGTTGGCACGAAGAGCGCGTACTCCTGCTCTTGTGCGCTCCACGTTGCGACCGCCTTGGGGAACGCGTCCGCCGTGATGCGGTTGATGAACTGGTCTTGCAGCGAGGTCAGCTTGACAAGGTCGTTGACGGCGCCGCCCTGCAGACCGCCCGTGATCGCGTAGACACCATCGAGCGCAAGAAACACGACACCAAGGCCCGGAACCGTCGCTAACGAGTGCGGCGCGCGACAAGTCACAGACGAACTGAGTGTAGTGACAGTGAATCCGACCGTCCCGTCACCCTGAATGACGTCGATCCCGTTCTCTCGGAACACCAAAAGCGCCGTGTAGTGCGCATACAGCGCCGTGATCGCGCCGCCTTGCGCAGCGAGCTCGATGTAGGCGTCTGCTGCGAACTGCTCAATGAGGCCCACTGCGCTGTAGTACAGCGTGCGCGAGTCCTCGAGGCCGCCATCGAGCCAGAGCACGCCATTCCACAACGCGCTGAACCGCGCGCGCGGCGCTGGCAGGGGGCCGGTTGCGATGTCAGGTGCGGGTTGGCCGAGCAACGCGGTCGGAGCGGCGTCGAAGTAGATCGTGTCGACGTTGTTGCGGATGACTTCGACCAAGTAGAGGCGCGTGTCGTTCGGGAAGTCGTAGTCATCGCTGTAGTTGGTCGTTCGGTAGAGCTTGCGCGCAACCGTTCCCTTCGGACCGGTCGGGATGGTCACTGCGACCGCATGCTTGAAGCCCTCCGCGCCTGCAGGGAGCCCCCAAGCGACCGACGCCAACACCGATGCAGGGCCCTCAGAGCCGGAATCGGTGACGAACGAGATCGCGTAGCCGTACTTCGCCTCCTTGTCGCCGTCTTGGCCGGTCGTGTTGTTGGCGAATCCGAGCCCCCACACGCCCCCCGCGGGGATGGCGTTGCCTTGCGAGGGGCACCACAAGGTGACGGCGCCGTTGCCGCTCGCCTTGATGTCGGGCGGGAACGGCGGCGCCGGGATCGGCTTCACGTTGCGCGGCGTGACTGCAGTCGGGAGGCCCTCGAAGCCGAGGGGCCGGATGCACTGCGTGATCGTGTTCGCGGCGTCGACGATGCTCGCAAGGGGCCAAGGCTTCACGATCACGGGCCGGTCGAAGCCGTTGGTGATGATGGTCCCGTGCGGCGTGTCCGTGTACCAAGAGCCCGCTTCGGTCACGGTCGGGACATGGCGACCGGTCGCAAGCGTGCGCAGAACTGGAGCCCCGGCAGCGTCGTAGAGCAAGTGCAGGTTGCCTTGCTCCTCAAACAGCACATGTTGTCGAGCTCCACCCGCAAGCGCTTGGGCGACGTACAAGCTGTAGACGGGGCCGCAGTTGGTGAACGGGGTCCACGCGGTTGCAGCCGGGACGAACGACTCGTAGCCGATGCGGCTTGACCATCCGCCCGTCGCTTGGTCGATCGTCCAGTTTTCGATGCGCCCTGCGCTCGAGGGGTCCTGCGGTAGCCGCGTGACAAGGCCTGCAGCGAGCGGAGCTTGAACGGTGTCAACCTGCATGGGACCTCAAGGAAGCAGCCGCAAGGGGCCGTAGGGGTTGGTGACCCAACGATAGCCAGCCGTTGGCGTGCCCTTCACGATGCGCCGGGGGACCGCCTTCAGGTAGGCCTGCTCCATCCCGCGCACGATGAGGTCCTTCTTGCGTTGGTAGACCGCGCTCAGCGCGCCGTTGTCCACCTTCAGCGCAAGGCCCTCGAGCGCCGTGTAGGCGATGGCCTGCGCATAGGCCGCCGGGATGAGCGGGGCGTCTTGGTCCTCGAGCATGCGCGAGGGTGCGATGAGCATGCGGACGTCAATCTGCTGATCTGCGCTCGGATGCGGGTAGAGCTGGATGCTCTGATAGGCCGCGGCTTGATCCCAAACGTAGCGGACGCTCAGCGCCTGGAATGTCTGCGCCTGCAGGGTGCTCAGGGCAAGCGCCGGGGCCAAGATCACACCGCCTTGCGGGTTGACCGTGTCGACGCCTGCAGCCGCTACACCTTGGCCGCCTGCGCTGCGCACGCGCACGGGGGCAAGAATCCCAGCTTCGGGGCAGGTGAAGTAGTACCTCCGGTAGAGGCCGGTCGTGTCGTCGACCACTTCGGGCTGGAAGCGCAAAGTCTCGGTGTCGCTGAGCGTGTAGCTGGCGACCTTGCTGAAGGCGCTCTCCCAGCCGTCGCTAACGTCGGAGCGGTAAACCTTGAAGTTGGTCGCCAGCATCCCCTGCACGTTGACCATGTAGACGTTGATCGTCCGCGCGCCTTGACCAACCGCGGCGACTGTCGTGACGCCTCGAGGCGTCTGCGGAGCGGGGATGCGCTTGCCCTCGCTTGGCAGGTAGGCTTCGACCGTGCCAAGCAGCCCTGGGTAGAGGTTCGCGTCTTCGCGCTCGAACTTGCTCAGGAACATGATCTTGGCAGGGATGCCCTGCGATGGGTCGCCG